GAAATCTGTATCATCTTTATCCTCTGGCGGGGGTACAGAACCTACGGCTTCTATTATACCCCTAAGCCACTCCATATCCTCTGCCTTTAGGTCACTACGTCTTTGAGCTGGGCCTGGCTCCCCTCCTCTACCTATAAGATCAGGAGTACCTAGCCTACTTAAAATATCCTCCTCTGAAAGATAACGCCCCTCCTTTGCGGTTAGCATATCTAAGACCGTAATTTTCCACCGTACAATCTCCTGACCTTGAAACCACTCCTGACTGGCGATCTTAGTTGCCTGAACAGCTGCGTCTGCAACTGCTTCCGTATCTGCAGTTATTACACCCTCCACCTTCTTATTTACATAATCTTTAATGCTAGATAAAATTAGTCGAGGTACTTGAGGAAGCAATATTTCTTCAAAAGCTCTGCGAGGGATGGATGTCCCAGTAGGCTGAGTAGCCCCCAAAAGAGCCCCCTGCCACCCTGGAGGCCCTGCTGGTACAACTACGGGAGCAGGCTTTAGCCAATCACGAGCTAGTTGAGCTCTCTCTCGTAACTCACCTGAGAAAGATTCTGTTACCTCACCCGACCCTAGTAACCTCAAACGCTCCAGGCTTTGGCCTCCCCCTTTACCAGTAAGGCCAAACGTTGAGAGGTCTATTGTTTGAGCGGGCCTCGGTCTTTGTACAGGGCGGTTTCTAGTAGTTGGTTTATTATTACCGTTAACCATTTTATACGCCTTCCATCAGTTCCTGAATATTGGGTGCTGAGCCATTACCGCCTGGAGGCCCCATTCCTTGTTGAGGAGTTTGTAGTAACTGAGACTCTATTCTCTGAGCCATCCTCTCTAACCGTCTTGAGAACTGTGTATCCCCTACCTCTTGTGCCTCCTCCGCAGCCCTTAGTAGCTCTTCTATCAACGACAGAGACTTGAACTCATTACTATTAACCGCATCCTCAGTCATCAGGTTGGCCTGTTCCTTCAAAGGATTATCTATCTCAGGGAATAACAAACCTGTAATTGTAGTAGCTGGTAATCTGTAGCTAGGGTTTAATATACGAGCTGTATTAGCCCTTTGTATCATATCCCCAGGAACCTGAATCTCATACTGGAAATCAAAAGGAACCCAATCAGGTAGAGGGGGAAAGGGATCTCCATTCAAGGAAAAAATCTTCTCCCCCATCTGATCATTGATTCTTCTCATAGTTGCTACGTTATCTGTGGCTATGTCTCCCAACACAGCTTTTAGGGTTTCCTCAAAAGGCCCTAGTATCTGCCTAGCCGTAGCCGTAACCGAACTCATTAGAAACGCACT